CCTCATCTCCCAACTGATTGAATCCATGAGACCAATGCGAAGTTGAGAAAGCGTTGTCGAGTATCCTTGATTGATGCTGCCAGCAGCATAACTCGCGCCTTCTTGTTTTCTTTCGGCGAAAGTGTATCCGGAAAATGAAGAGTGTTCAGAAGTCATTACTTTGGTGTCGCGAACATCATAGAGTTTTTGAGCGACCAAAGGGACTTCATTGAACCCAGCTTTCCAGGATACCGTTGCATTTTTGACAACATCATCAAACTGTGTTGTAGTTATCATCGCTTAATTAGTTAGTTTTTACTGATATGGATCGAGGGATTGCATCTTGGCGATGACTTTCGTGGTTGAAACGACATCGGTTACGAAGAATATATCGTAAGTCGAAGCGTCCACATCCACCGAATCTTCATCGTCCACGTCAACCCAAGTTCCAACGTGCGTCGCGAGAGCGGCTGTTCCTGTTGAGACATCGCACAAATACTCAGTGTTTGAATTTCCGATTTCCACCGGAACCCGAGTAGTTGAAGCATAGTCTGAATCTGTTGCCGCAACCGTCTTCAGGATTCTTCCCAAAGGAGGCTGGTCAACCGCGTCCGCGAACAAGGCTAATCTTCCGCTTGACAAATAAACCAAATCCCCGTAAGTAAAAGCTGTACTTGCGGTTTTTTGATGCCATTCTAAGCGGACAGGGCCGTTGGCTCTGTATAATGTGATCATTTCTTTTCCAATGAATAATTATTTCGGATTATTGTATCCGAATTGTGGTGGGTCCTTCTCCGACTTCAGCCACTTCCTCCGGGTCGAGCCTCATTTGCTCGGCTATCCGGCGGGCGTTGTCAGAGATTTCTTTCCCACCTGGAGCGGGTTTCTTAGGAGAACCGGACATTGTATTGAGTTCCGCTATTTTAGCCTTGGCCATTCCTTTTTTCTCCCCTTTTTGTTCGGCTTTGGCGGCTTCTCCAGCCAGTTCGCCGCTATAATGTTTCTGAAGGACAAGTGCGCCCTCCAAGTCTTTATAAACGGATTCTTGGTTGAATTTGCCGCTTACCGGCTTGTAATAGGTCAGAACCTTTTTAATGTCCTCGTCGGGATAAGCCTCTTTGAATTTTGAAATAGCCGTTTTTTCGTTCTCGGCTTCGATAGCCTTGATTGCGGCTTGTTTCGCCAATTCCTCGGCTTTGGTCAAAGTTTCCTTCTGGAATTTCTTTGAATCGTCATCCCAGACAGGTTCGTCTTTGGACTGCTCTTTGTATTTGAGCATCCCTTGCTTGTAGTTCTCTTTTTCTTCCTCGCTCTTGGCGAGCTTTTCTTTTAAGGAATCAACAGTCTCTTCGGATTCTTCGACGTTTTCTTCCTCGGAGATTGTGTCCTCTTGCTCTTTGTTCTCTTCCATAATTTTAACAGGTTTAGTTTCAACATGAGCGCCTGCGTCATGCTTAATGATTAGAGAATCAGATAGCTTTCGCCTTCTCATTCTCCAATTTTCTGCGCTTGTATTCGGCGGTTATATTGGCCTGCAAGCCTTTCAATTCGTCCAGCCTGCCGAGAAGCCTTTGCTGTTCTTTGCCTTCGGCTCCCAGTCCCAGAAGCCCCATCAGGTACTTTTTCCGCATCGTGAAATAGTGCTTGAATCCTTCTTCGGCGAAAGACTTAAACAGCCAATCCCGCATCTTGGCCTCATCTATCTTGTCTATCTGATAGACGTTGTTTCCGAGAATCTTGAGGAGTATTTTTATTATAAATTTCATAGAGGCTCCATTCCTTGCTGGCCGGAAGTGGCCAGATTAGCTCCGGGTGTTTCCGCTTCTCCGGGTATTGGAATTCCCATCGGCGCGATAGTCTGATATTCCATCGGATCATCCTCATAGGCGAGAATCGTGTCAGTGAACAGCTTTTCGGTGTTGATTTGCAGGAGTTGCGGGAAATACTGCGCCATAACTCTCAATTTCTCCTCTTGTTTGGTCTGGTTGATTCCGCTCTCTCGTTGGAAAATAGCTTCAGATTCAACTTTTATGTCATAAATCCAGTCATCGAGATAATCATTGGTGATCGCTATCATCTGGTAAGGCTCTCCAGATTGCTTTTGGTTGGCTTCTTCTTGGATATCAAGTTCGGTTTGGGACGGCAATTCCGCTTCCGATCCGACCATCGTCACTCCCAAGGTTCCTTTCATTCCGTTTGGAAACTCCGAACCGGCTATATTGAACGACTGGTAGGAATCTATGATGGTTTCCTTTCCGCTTTCGCTCAAGACCTTTTGCGCTTTTGGTTGGGTGTAGTAAATCAAAATATTCATTATGCGCAGTTTTATCTTCTGAATCCAAAGCGAAGTCAGGAACAAATAGAGGATTCCTTTCAGCTTCTGGGCGTTTTCATTGGCGATCACCACTTCTCTGGCGGTTACTCCCCGTCCCGCCACTCCCTGCTGATTGGCGTCCACCGAAGAGACATCCAGTCCCCTTGAAATCAACTCAATCATCTTGAAGTCACTCTGGCTCACTCCCGTGATCGGCATTTCCCGGACTTGATTTATGTCCTGGACGTAGATTTTGGTGTCAACCGTGGTGTTTTGGTCTTCCAAATCGAAGTCGTCTTTGTTGGCGTTTCCAATCAAAAGTGCCGGAGCCATTGACTTATAGGTCTTGTCAATACTCATGTTGAAAAGAGCGTTGATGACATCCTGCTCGCCCATCAAGGAGTTCGGAAGAGAGTTCCCATAGAAGAAATCAGTCCCCAACGGCTCGAAAACCGTCTTGGCGAACGGATACCATTTCTTTTTCTTTCCCAGAATCAACGGAGTGTCGTGGATTATTATCCCGTTGGCGACAATCACATACTCGTCGAGAGTCTTGTTGAAATACTTGATAACTTCAATCGGCTCATCTTCGGTTACTCTCTTTGACCATTTCTCGGTGAAGAAAGTGTCGGTCTCATTTTTCTGCGTGAGCTGGAATCCGGCTTTATCCAATTCGTCTTTGGTTTTGACTTCTTTGGATTTGGGAAACTTCCCGTAAGCGAAAAGAAAATCATCCTTGTTCATTCTTTCCACCCACTGAAGATAAGGCTGGTCTTGGATATTAAAAACAGTGAAGTCGGCGATATAAAGGTTCATCAGCGGCACAATATAATTAACGCACCGATCCTCGGCTTCCACTTCCTGCTCTTCGGTTTCCACTTCTCCGGTTTCCGGGTTGTAAGCTGTGATGACTTTTTGTTTGACTTTTGATCTCAAATAACCGTCATAAACAACCACTGTTCCTTTCTCGGCGGCTTCCCACGCTTCAAAGAACACCTGCTCCTGCTTGTTTTCGCTCTCATAGGAGAAATCAACCAGGTTTCTCATTATCGAAGCTCTGTCCTGGTCTATGCGGCCTATTTCGTTTTGAGCGCTTATCCGGACAGCCGGAACATCAAGAGCCACCGAAGCCAGCATAGCTTTGAATTTGTTTTTGGTGACCGGATGAAATACGTTTGACTGCCAAGACTCTTTGCCTTGTTCGGCTTTGGAAGGGACGTACCCATTCAGCCTCAACTGCGAATCATCTATAAAATCGCTTAAAGTGCGGTCGTTGAAATACTTCCACTTGTTGTTGCGGAGGTTTCTCGCTTCCGAGTATTCGTCGTAAATCCGCTTTATCTTTTCTTCTTCTTTTTTAGTTGGTTTCATATTAAATTTAGCTCCCTTGCTTTTTGAAAAGTTATTTTCTTTTCCGGAAATTTCAGAATCTTGTACAAAACATCTATATCAACTTTGTTTTTGGCGGCTTGATAGCCGGAAACTATCGTCAACTGCTTGAATTTCTCCAAATCTATGTTTCCTTTGTCGTCCAGGACTTTCTTTCCGTACCAGTTTATCGCGTTCAAGGTGTTGTTCATCACCTTTCTTAATTGGCTTTTGGCCAGAAAGTTTTGTTTCTTGTCTTTTTCCTTTTCAAATGAGAAACGATAAACCTCTTTCAATCCGTCTTTGGTCATCACCGGACTGGCGGCGAAATGCTTTCCATCGTGTTCCCAGAAATAAATCGTGAATGTTTTCGGGAACTCTTTTTTTTTGAATCCGCCGGTTCGCATTAGTAGGAAGTCATTTTAACTTTTATTCCTCCGACTGGCTGGACAACTCTTTTTCTCAACCATTCGGGCTTTCTTGGTTTTTGGAAATTCACCATATAGAGAGCGTATCTTAAGGCGTCAACTGCGTGGTCGTTCTCTTTCACTGGAACTTCTTTGATATTCCTGTCCGGCTGTTTGTCTTCGTAGCGGTAAGTTTCTAATTCCCATATCAGGTTTTTGCAGTCCTGATGGATTCTGATCTTGTTTTGTTTGAATAGTTCCCTGACTTTCTGGATTCCGGCCTCAACCGAATCTTTTCCTTTCACCACTTCCCGGATGTTAATCCCGAATCTTTTCAAAACTTCTATTCCTTCCGGCCTTTCGGGATCAGGATAGACTTCATTGGCTTGCATCACTTGGGCAGCTTGGGCGATTTGTTCGTTTGTTTGCTGGGTCTTGTACCATTCTCCGATCACCCAATAGCAATTATCATAATCTATTCCGATTAAGAGAATACAAGCCGGGT